AGTTTTTTAGTAAACTTTAATATATCGTCTAGTATTATTAATGTCTCAAAGTTTATCTTCTTTGATAGAAACATCTTAACAATAGGTGGGTGTTGACCGCCTACTGATAAGAATAAATCATTAAACTTTATATCTTTTGTTGTCATTCTCTCTATAATATAATCAATATCTTGTTCATAATAATAATGTAATGCTTCTAATTTTTTTGACCATTGTTTATAAGTATCATCGCCAGTTTGACCAATGATGTCACCAACCCATATATTAGTATTAGAAACAAAATTACTAAGGAAGTAATCAACAATAGACTTATCGTTATAAGATTTACTAAGCTTGTGAAAGAAATACCTATCCCTTCTTTTAGTAAAGGTCGCCAATCTTGCAGTTGTTCTACCGTTGTGTTTATGAAAGTCGTAAGACTGGTTTTTACTTGTGAAGTGGAGTTTGATTGCCAAATAGATTTTATATATTTCAAAACCATTCACTTACTTCGCCGTGTTAAAATATTCTAACATTGTGTCTGGGTCTGAAACTTCATAAGGATCATCATCAGCACCTGTATTATTAATACCAAGTTCTTCGTTTGTGTGTACTATACTTTTATTATCAATAAGAGTAGAATATCTCCAACTTCTAAAACCAAAACCTTGAGCAGGTTTATTTACTAACATACCCAAACTTCTAGTAAACGCACCATCACCATCAGGTATCATCTTAACTTTTTCTATACCTAAGTCTCTTGCCCATGCGTTCATCACGAAAGCGTCATTTACTGATATACAATAAACATCATCAACTCCATTTGCTATAAACTCGTCATATCGTTCTTCATATTTTGGTAACTGTTCACCTGAACAAGTTGGTGTAAATGCACCTGGTAAACCAAACATTACAATTTTTTTATCTTTGAATAAATCGTTTGTGGTTTTAGTTTCCCAACCACCATTGAATGTACAACCACCTTTTTCATCGCTGTCGCCTACTCTAAATCTAAATTTATTATCGAATAGTGTAATCATCCTGATATTACTCCTACAATCCATAATGTTGCAAACACTACTATTGCTATTTCTGCTCCTGTCATAATATAACTCCTTATTATATAACTTTTTCTAATTGTTTTATTAACTTATCTTTAGTTAATCTTCTATCTAGTTCTATGCCTAAATCTCTGCCAATTTCTTCTAACTCTTTTTTTGTCTTATGTTTAAGGTCAGTTTTAGTAATTGGTTCGTCTAATATTAGAGGCGGTTGTGCTGGTGCAATAAGCTTCTCTAACATATTATTAACAAAATTGTATAATCCCATAATCTATCTCCTTTCTATATTGGTAATTTAGCTACTTTTTCTTTCATCAAATTCAACTTTTGTGCTTCGTATGCTATCTTTTCTTTAAGTTGTTTATTAATCATAGACTTTGTTGTTGAAGGGTCTATTTGATTTTCTGTACAATATATAACTATAGCGTCTATATAATTACATCTTTTCTTTCTTACTATATCTTCAACTATTATAGCAAATTTGTTTGGTGTTATCGTTTCTATGCTCATGTGTAATGTAAGTAACTCCCTATCATGTATTTTGATTTTTCAACTGGTTTCATACCTGCATGAACCCAAGGCCATAAAGGAGGAAACATTAATAAAGACCCTTGTTTACAAGGTGACGCCAGGCCTAACTGAGGAAAATTAGTTTCTCCTCTTTCGTTATCATCTAGATATATAAAAAATACTAGAAATCTTTTAGCAGATTCTATATTCATTGAATCTACATGAGGTGCAAACTCATCCTTGTCGTTTGCTAAATATCTTTTTAATCTTATTTCTTCAAAGGCATATTGTTGAGGCCATTGTGTTTGGTGTATAGCACAATCTTTTCTATACTTATTTACATACTCACTATAAACATTAGAAAGTTGTGTAACATCTTCTTGGTATTCTAAGTGCTGATTAAAATTAATTTGTGTGAATGACATAGGTCCTTGTTCATGTGATTCATGATGTTCTTTATTCTTTTCAAACCTATGAATTAAATCTTTACAATAACTGGGATCTAAAACATCTTTGTATATCTGTATATAATTATTCATGTTATCATTATACTATATTTTTTATATCTTGTCAAGCTGTAGTGCCAGTTTCTGTTGCAAGGTACTGGCAAACCCCTAACAGCCTAGGCTGCTAAAGCAAAGTTATTATTGTTTGCGTTTATAATGAATTTAGAGTCTTCCGACTACCCTCTCCAGTACGATTTCTAATAGCTGTCGATCCTATTTCGCCCCCTTATTCGGTCTATTTAGGATGATAACATGGTGGAGGCGCTGGGTATTGCACCCAGGTCCATACTACTTACTTTCATTACCTTCACAGAGAATCTTGTAAAATCATTGGGTTACCATCATCATCAAAAAACTTCCAATTCATACCATATCCTAATATACAAGTCATGCTTTGACCATCTGGTCCTATACCTGGTAATGTCATAAAAAAAGTACCAGTATCTCTTTCGATACTATGACCAAAAGATAAAAGTCCTATAACTTTACCATTAGGTACACCACCTTCTCTAATCTCACCAACTAATATATGTGATTCTTCCATTAGTTTTATTGAACTAGTAAGCATAAAGCTTGAATCACCACAGAAAACAGGTATTTGTTGTTGAACCATTCCTTCAATATTGTATTGTGGTGTATTATCTAATGGTTCGTTTGCGTTTGGTACGCTTAAAAGTAAACCTGCTGCTTGTGCAAAAGTTAATAGTGATAATAAAACATAAAAGTATATGGCAATTAAACTAATGCCTAAAGTATTTTTAAGTGTTTGTTTCATTTCCTTCGTTAAACTCCTTTATTGCTGTTTTTAATAAAGGCAGGTAATCATCTTTTGACTTTGTAAATGTTTGTACACCACCATCTTCGGTTACTATAAGAATTACAACTCTATCTATTGGTTGGTCGAATCGTTCTTCATACATTTCACAATAAGCAGAACCTTGTATAAAATAGTTTTCTACCCATTCTTCTTTTTTCTCTTTAGTAGAGGTTTTAAAATCAATTACAGATAACACACCTTTATAATCAGCGATACAATCAACACGACCTGCAACGCCATAATAGTCGCTGTATAAGCCGCCTTCTTGTATTCTAATATTATTTATATTATCTAGTTCAGGTTTCAGTAAAGTAAATAGTGCTGTAGGCAAAACATCTTGATTAGATAGTTCTTCATTGTTTAAATAGTTTTCAACTAGAGTATGTACAGCAGTACCTCGTTTAGCTGCAGTTCTCATAATATTGTTTGCAACATCATTACCGACAGATTGTCGCCATCTAACTAAACCTTCACTATTTCTGCCTGATAAAACTGTTGTGATTGAAGGATACTTTTTGCCTTCTGGTGTAACATAAAAGCGTTTACCTTTTATAGTTTCAGTAGATACATCTGGGATTGGATTTGATAGAGACACATGATTAAATTCTTTCATGTCGTACTTATCCTTTAAAAAGGTATTCATTTTATTCATAATAATTCCTGTTAATTAACTTAGACTTATATTATAACAGGTTTTCTAGATAATGTCAAGCGCTAATTTGGTAGTTTCTTCAACTCGTCTAGTCCAACCTTTACCAAAAGTAGCAAAAGTAGATAATTGTTCGTAATACTTTTGTCTCATTGATTGATACTTTTCTACTGATTCTGCTTCACCATTTTCTCTTACATATTCTTCAACTTTTGCCAAAGTATTAGGACCAATGCCACCATCAACCGTGGTGCCAATCATCTGTTGTAAGAATTTAGCAGCACGACCAGGTCCTGCATTTACGCCAAAGTCAAATACACATAGGTCTAAACCACCAGGTAAATCATCACCTTTCATTTTATCCCAATAACCTTTTTTGTATATTGGTGCTACATCTTCAACTAGTAAATCTTTCATATCTTTAGTGCCACCATGTTCTTCATATACTCGTTTGGTTACACCTAAGTTTGTTTCACCACCTGGGTCTTTAGGGTGATTTACATAACCACCTTCGTGATGTAAGATTGTTTCTAAACATTTATCATAATTACTTTTCATTATTTACCTCTTGTAATTGCTATTATTTTTTTGACTTGTGATTCGATAACTTGAGCTCTATTAGGCCAATGTATATAGGCCTCTGGTGATTTTGCTAATTTAATTAACAGAGGTATGATAAGTTTTTCTAATTGAGCATATTTGTCTTTTTGTTCTTTGCCTAAATTATCTTTTCTTAAATCATACTCATCATCCATTTGCTTTTTAGCAATATCTAATTCTGTTTGATTCTTCTCGTTTACTGCTGATTTAGTAGAATTAATTAGAGATAAAACTTTATCTAGTTTACTGTCTAATCTGTTCACAATATCGCTTGATACCGCCTTAGCAGTACTGTCTGCCGTCTGTTTAACTACTGTTTCTGTCTGTTTAGATTGTTCGTCTGAAGGTTTTTCTTTAACTGAGGTAAAACCCCAATCGCCATCGCCCTCAAATCCATCTAAGAAATCAAAATCTGCCATGCTACTATTTATCTACCTCCGCCTTTAGACTTACGGTCTCTATGCTTTTTCATTACTCTTTCAACTTGCGATTGTTTTACAGTCTTTTTACCATATCTCTCAGCAAGAGGAGTATTAGGGTGTGCTTCTGCAGCTTTAGACATTACTTCTTTCCAACCACTATCAGTTTTACCATCAAGACTACCAACACTAGATACAATATTTACTGTTGTAGGTGGTAATAATTCTATCTTAGGGTTTTTCTTTAGTTTCTCCATTTCTGCAATAGACATGAAGTCCTCATATTCTACACCTGTTTTCAGGTTCTTAAATCTGTATGTGGGCATTATAGTTTAAACTCATCAAATGTTATTTTACCACTAGGATACTTCCATGTACCGTCTGTATTATAATGGTCAGGATGTTTGCCTGTCTCTTTATACTTATTTATAGTCTTTGTTAAAGAGTATCCTTCTTCGTTCTTCATAGACATAAATTTATTTAATACTATATTGTCAGGATCAGATTTGTATAGTTCTATAGCAAGATAGTCTATAACTTTTTCATCCATAGATGTCTTTAAATGTTTACCCATTATATTATCCTATTCATGTTCGCCACCTATGCCTCTAAGACTTGTACTAATTTTTTCATCTTGTACTTGCTTAAAGTAGTATGCAGTTAAAAATATAGCCGCAACCAATAAGGCGTGTGCTAATGCTGATATGCCAAAAGCATAGATGCTCTCTACAATGTAAATCCCAAATACAGCAGACCACATCCATGCTAATATTTGCATAGACATTAGTTTCACCTGCATAGGTGCTTTACTAAGAGCGTTTATTCTATCGTTCATTATTAAATCCCAATAATTTTTCATGTTATGTTACTTTCAAACCACTCTGGTGTTTCTCTATTAGTCCACTTAGCAAAATATGCTTTTGCTTCTATGTAATAGTTTTTATATGATTGTATAGAATCACCTGGTACTATACATTGTGGATAATGGGACATAGCAGGTGGTGGTTCTGACCAGCCATTGTCTTTTAGATTAGTTGGTGGATACTTTAAAAGGTCTTTGAGCAGTTCAATCGTACTGTGGTCTTTTTTATATCTGTGGGTATATTCTCGCCCAAGTTCCCTGAACAGCGAGTACAACCAGTTGTAGTGCTGAGTAGAAGAACGAGCCCAAACAGCACTAGGGTGATGATAATGTACCGCTTTGTAAAT